AAGGTTCAGGGGTGGATCAAGCTGGTTCCTGGGTACTTCAACAAGTTCGTTGGGGTGCTCAAGACTGTTGCCAAGTGGGTGAAGGAGAAGCTGCCGGGTATCTTGGAGCAGGGTTTTCTACATGGCCTCGACTTCGTGAAGTGGCTCACAGAGAGCCTGCGAAGCAGCGACTGGTCTTTGGCCGGGACAACCTTCTTCGACAAGTTCGGAGCGTTGTTTGCGAAGGGCGGCTCTGGAGACGTTCTTCTTCAGCACCTGAAGGTTCTGTTCGAGGTGCTCATCCCAAAGGTCGCTACGTTGTTGGGTGATCTGCTCTCCAAAGTTGACTGGGCCGGGCTGGGTAAGACCGTGGCGGGGTTCTTGGGGACCGTGTGGAACGCTGCGTTTGGAGACGCGCCTAACGGAGACACGGGGCCTATCGCCAAGGCGTTGGGAGAGCTGATCAAGAAGGCATGGGGAGCGATCACAGACCTAGCGTCGGGGTTCTGGGAGCAGTTGAAGGTGGAGTTCGGCACAGGAGGCGCTCTCTTGGCTGTTGGTGGGGTTTCTTTGGCGATGTCCCCTTTGCTACGAACGATGACAATGGGAGCGTTCAAGCTAGCCTTGGAGGGCGTAGCTATCCCATTGACTTCTTTGTTTGTACAACAAGCTCTGTGGCCTGCGTTGAAGGGCGTGGGCACGTGGATGCTCAAGAGGGCGATAGTTCCGTTGGGAGGCTGGATTGCCGGCATGTTCTCTGGAGCGCTTGCTGCTGTGACTGCTGGAGGTCAGGTGGCGTTGGCTTTTGGCGGAATGTTCGCGTCTGCCTTGAAGGTTGGCCTAGTGGCGATGGGGCAGGCGGCGGCGGCCGGAAGCGTGGCAGCTATTGGAGGGTCAATCGCTGCGCTGTTGGCTGTTGGTTTGACGGCTTATTTTGGAACAAAGTCTCTCATCGAGTGGATGGGTTGGGACACGCAACTTGGGAATATAGGAGCCGATTTTTACAACTGGGTTCATGGAGTAAAGGATGTACCTAGAACCAATGTGCGCGGGATGGGTCCGTCTACACCAGTTGCGATCAACATGGAGGAAGAAGCAAAGGCTAAAGCTAAACCGGATTGGAGTCAGTTCGATGCCGCTGCTGAGACTTCCGGGGTGATGCTGGATATGTCGGCTGCTGGTAGGAGCGTATCTGACGGAACTGCTAATGCGGCACAAGCTGTAGGGGATTTCGCGGCTAAGACAACGAACGCAGGCGTGAGTGTGCGTGATGTCAACGCCGCCATGTCCGCTATGCCGATGATCTTTGGCAAGAACAAGAAGAAGACCGAGGAGTACACGAAGGCGTTTAGCGACTTCGTGATGGGCCTCAAGAACATCTGGTACAAGGGCATCGACGACATGCTTACGGCCATGGACTTGATGGTTGTGGCCGTGCAGAAGGACGCGGCCAACATCAATGCCGATGTCGCGCGCATGACTGCGGCGCTGATCGAAGTTCAGAAGGAGCAGGAGAAGACGCTGTCGATGACGGCCGCAGCCGGCCCCACGCCCATTTCGCAGATGGCGGGCATGGAGGACTTGCCCGACAACTTCAGGGCGCTGGCGTCGGTGATCGACAACCCTGGGTGGTACGCTCGCTACGAGGTGCTGTTTGCTCTGAAGATGAACGAACTGAAGGCTGAGATGCAGCGCATGGGCGCAGGCGGCGGCGTGGCAGCACCGACTCGCGGGCCTAGCTCGTCTAGCACTGCGCGTCTGCCCTTAGCTGGTATGGTCAAGGCCAACAGGCCACCATGAGCGCGCGCATCAGCAAGAACAGTCGGCTGCGCTACGCCCCCTTGGTGAAGGTGGACGGCTACGAGTTCTGGGACTTGCTCGTTGTGGATGACATCCCCGTGCGGTCTGATGAGATTCAATACACCGTTCAGATGACGGATCGTATTGATCTCTTGGCTAACAAGTTCTACGGCGACCCTGTGCTGTGGTGGGTGCTGGCTGTAGCCAACAGCATGGAGATTCTGCCCACTGATCTGAAGTTCGGGGCGGTGTTGCGTGTGCCGTCTAGGGCCTACGTGTACGCCGAGATTCTCGGGCGGCAAGTGCCGGTGTTCTGATGCCTGCCTATGACTTCTTCGCTCCGTATTGTCGTGTAACGTTGGTTCGTGCGGACGCACGCTTGCCTCTGTGGTTCGGGGCAGACACGCTAAAGGATGCGGCCAAGTTCAAATACGCCGACGCTCCACAGGTAGGCGGTCTGGGTACAAACCTGGCGATCGTAAGTGGGGTGGAGATTAGCAGTCGCTTGGTAACGTTTTCGTAGTGAAAGTCTCCTGCTCGCCTACGTTCGAGGATGCGATGGCGCTATTCGAGAGCGACGCCATCGTGACGGGCGAGACGTTGCTGGAAGTTCAGTACGGGTATGTGGCTAGCGGCGGGGAGTTAGCCACACGGATCTTCGTTGGGCAGTTGACGGACCCGGATTTCAGTATTGGGCAGGAGATCACAGTAACGCTGATAGCTCAGTGTACGTGTGCAGCTAGCATGTATGGGTCAGCCACGATCTCAGGAGACAGGACAGCGGAGAGGCGCACGCGAGCCGAGTGGATCACGCTCGTAACCAAGGGAGCAGGCGCGCCCGAGCGCGAGGTGGAAGTAGATTTCTCTGGTGTTACGGGGGCCAAGGAACTCGCGCTACTCGACGAAGTGATCCCGATGGAAATGGCAGGCAAGAACGACAACATCATCCTACGTGATCTTGTCGAGCAGTGTCGGTGCGAGGTGTACTACACCCCGGACAAGAAAGACCCCAAAAAACCTGTTCTTAGGGTCATCGACGCCCAAACACGTTTCGGCGGAAAAGGGAACAAGACCTTCAGGCTGTACGGGTTTGGCCAACGATCTTCACGTAGCTTGGGTGGCGATTTGAACGCTGCGGGCGACTACCCGATACTAGGCGTGACTACGCAATCCAAACAGGTTTTCATTCGCGGGGTCGTGAACGGTACGTCTAAGCCACGGGTAGATGATACGAAGAAGAAAGCTCCAACCACCAAAACAACGCAGGCCGAAGACTTAGGGGTTCCCGTCCTAGCCGTAGATGCGTCGCCTGGAAAAGAGGGCTCTAAAAAACCGAAAGCAAGCAAGAACACGCCCGGCAAAAAAGACACCGCAGGCGTTGTTCCGGGTGGTACTGCGGTTGTGTTGGGGGACGAGAACTTCGCTATCCAGAAGGCGGCCAACGAGGCACAAGAGTTCGCCGAGTTCATAAACTCAGGCGTTGTTCTCAGCGTTGAATCTATCGGAATACCTGATCTCGAACCGGGGGCGCTTGTACAAGTCGCGGGGCTTGGCAAGCGCTTCAGTGGTCCGTACTCGATAACCAAGGTCATGCACACGATTGGCGAGAGCGGCTACAGCACGCGCTGGGACGGGATCAACAACGCGGGGTATCTGCAAGCCACTGATGAACCTACGAAAAGCAAGGTAAAAGCCAGCGTGGTTTCCAGCGAAGCGGACGGGTCTGTAGAGGTAACTCCGAAGGAGCAGAAGTGACTGAAGCGTCCGATAGCGCGCTGTTGCTCCAGTTTGTTTATGAGCTTCAGAAGTACGGTCTGGAGGCTATGCTCAAGCTGTTCTACGGTTTCTATCGGGGCACCGTCACGTCGAACGAAGACCCGCAAGGGCGGGGGCGCATACAAGCCAAGATCGACGACTTCGGACAGCAAGGCGCGCTCGACATCTGGGTGCCGCCTGTGTTCGACATGGCGAGCAACGGCAAGGGTTCTTTCTGGCCGCCTGAGCTGGGGGACTCCGTGCGCGTGTTCTTCCATCACGGCAACCCGAGTCAGCCCTTTGGCTACTTGGGCGGGTGGTTCGGCACTGAGGACACCGCCGAGGAGTTCAAGTACACGAACAAGCGGCCCGAGAAGCGCGGTTTTGTGACGAGGCTCGGGCACCAGCTCGTGTTTTCGGAGGAGAAGGACAACGAGTACGTCCGACTGCTCTGGCACAAGGCCGACCCCGGTGACGAGGCGCTTACAGACGCCAGTGTCACGGCTGATCGCACGATCGGTGAGTTTGCCTTCATCGAGTTGACCAAGACGGGCAGCGTTCAGATTTCCAACAAGAACGGTTCGTTCGCGGCGTTCGATGCCGAGGCGAAGACAGTGATGATCGTGTCTGAGCAGGGCCACGCGGTCACCATGACGGCGGACGGCATCACCTTGGTGGACAAGGACGGCAATCTGGTGACCTTGGACAAAGGTAATCTGAACGCCGCTGTGTCGGGCAAGATCAACCTCACGGGCAAGGAGGTGAACCTGAGCGGAGCGGGCGTGTCGTTGGGCTTTCCCGCCCCGTTGAGCGCGGTCTGCGGAGAGCCGTTGATGGTTTGGCTGGCTTCCCACGTGCATCCCACGGGAGTTGGCCCGTCTGGGCCGCCTCTGGTGCCTCCGCCGCCAGTGATCCTATCTAAGTCCGTGAAACTGAAACCCTAATGGCGCTGAATCCTGCGCAGCTCGCGGCGGGCCTAACCACGATCTTGCAGGCATTTCTGCCTAATGGGGCGTTGGTAGCCAAGCAGATGGCCCTGACGTACACGGCCTACGCTCAAGCCGGGCAGTTCGGAGCCAGCGTGCCGACGCTGACGCCCGCGCACACGCTTGCGCTGGAGGGGCCGCTGGTGGGAGCGTTGCTGCTTCCGCAGGGCGGCACTCCTGCCAATCTCGCGGCAGCTTGGGCAGCCGGGGTGCTGGCGTTCTGGATTCCTGGGACGCCCGTTGTAGGTGCCCAGGTAGGCACAGTCATCGGGTGTCCGGGATCGGCGGTTCTGTCCGGCACGCTCTTGCCGGCATTCAGCAACGTGTTCAGCACGGCGCCGCTCACGGCTTCGCTGATGGCGGCAGCGATCCACGCAGCCACTATCACTACGACAGCGACGGTTGCTCCTCCCCCGGCGACGGTTCTTCCGTTACTGTAGGCGCACCGTGGCAAGCCGCTGCAACTTTCCAGCGTTCCCGCCGAGCTTGCGCTTGCCGGCGCTGCCCCCATTCCCTGGCTTGCCTGCGCTCCCGTCGTTGCCTCGGTTGCCTGCCTTGCCCTCGTTCGGGATCAGCGCGGACTTGGGAATCTCCCTGGAGTTGCCCAACTTCCCGCCGAGACTGAAGCTGCCCGTGATCCCACCGTTCCCCGGCCTCCCTGCTTTGCCCTCATTGCCGTCACTGCCGGCGCTCCCCGCGTTTGCGATCAACATCAAGCTCCCAGCGTTCCCTCCCTCGTTGCGCCTTCCGGCCCTGCCGCCGTTTCCGGGGCTGCCTGCTCTACCTTCGCTGCCCGAGCTTCCGCAGTTGCCCCCTTGCCCTCTGGACTGATCTAATCGTATGGCGTTTGTGTACAAAGCCATTGCGTTTCCGTTTCAGAAGGGACCGCGTCAGTTCCCCGAGGCAGCGCAGGATTCTGTGCTGATCAAGCAGGCGCTCGTGCAGTTGGTGATGACGGGGTTGGGCGAGCGTGTCATGCGCCCCAAGTTCGGAACCAACGTCGCAGCCTACCTGTTCGAGAACGTCAACATCGACTTGGAGCAGGAGGTTAGGCGTGAGATCGCTTCGGCCATTGCTCTGTACGAGCCCCGCGTGCGGGTGGCCAACATCAGTGTGGTGACTGAGGACACCACCGTAGATGTACTGATAGAGTACACAGTGATCGCTACCAACGAGAACCAGACCGTGACGCTTACCCTGGGGACGATCTGATGGCTGAGACGCTCGCCGCAACGAACATCAATCGAGTCCAGTACACGGGTCTGGACTTCGATACGCACAACGACGACCTGCGCTCGCGCATGCAGGTTCAGTTCGCGTCGGACTACAACGACTTCGCCACGTCCAGCTTGGCGATCATGCTCCTCGACTTGGTTGCGTTCGGCCTCGACACGCTGAGCTTCTACCTTGATCGTCGCGCCTCGGACACGTACCTGGGTACCGCGCGTACGCGCGGAGGCGTTGCGCGCCTGACGCGCCAACTGGGCTACAAGATGGCGCCCGCAGTGGCGTCGTCGGTGGACCTGGAGGTTCACGTAGCTATCGCGCAGGTGTTCCCTGTGCCGATCCCGCAGAGGTTCCAGTTCAAGGGTCCGTTCGATCTTATCTTCGAGGCAAGCGAGGCGGTGGTCATCTCTGCGGCCTCGACTGCGATCGTGTCGGTGCCTTGCTACGAAGGGCAGAGTGTCACCGACACGTTCACGTCCGATGGCACGGCGTTCCAGGTGTTCACGCTCGCGCGCGTTCCTGACGGTGCTTTCGTAGTGCTCGGGTCCGTGTTTCTTACTGTCAACGGTACACCCTGGACCGAGGTGCCGCTGCTCGACTTCGATCACTCTGACCAGTTCGAGGTCGGCTACAACGACGACCCGCCAACGCTGCGCTTTGGTAACGGGATCACCGGAAACATCCCGGCGCTGGGCGCGACTATCGACGTGCGGTACGTCGCGTCGCACGGGCTCACTGGCATCGTCAACAAGGAGACGATTGACGACGTGGTGTCGCAGCTCGTGGTGATGGCTACGCCCATCGAGCTGATCGTGAACAACCCAGCGGGCTCCATCGGTGGCGATGACCCTGAAGACTTGGACAAGGCCAAGGCGCTCGCGCCGCAGGTGTGGAAGGCCCGTGATGTAGCCGTGGTTCGCACGGACTATGACGCCATCGCCAATGCCTACGCAGACCCACTGTTCGGGCGCGTGGCGGTGGCTCAAGCCATTGCCGTTCACTCAGCGGCGCAGGACACGGCGCTTCAGACGCTGCTCGCAGACATCGTCGCGCAGGCGGCTGCCGCGCAGCCCATCGTCAATCCCGAGACGGATGCTATCCGGGCCAGCCTGAACGCAACGCTCGCTGATTTGGCCTCGATGTTGCCGAGCCTCACGGACATCGCGACCAAGATTTCTCAGGCGATCGTAACAGATGCGCCAACTGCTCTGTTCGCTTCGCGCACGGTGAAGAACTCAGCACAAGAAGTGCAGGTGGAAGCGTCCACCATTCAGACCACCGTGGTTCTAGGCAAGCAGGCCGTGGACGCCGTTCCAACAGGGTCGCCCGATCAACTCACCGTAGGTACGAAGGATGCGCTCAAAGCGTATTTTGACCAGATCAACGCCAACGCGCTGTCCCTGGGCTCCGCAGCTACGACCATTGAAACGTCGGCTACAGCCAGCGCGGCAATTCTCGGAACCATCATCGACACGCTGGACGACATCGGCATTGATCTTGTAACTGCGGGAACGCTGTTGGCTGCGATCGAGACGCTGCGTCAAGCCATCATCGTGCGCACAGGCGTCGGGACGCCTGTTGCTACCCTGCTGTTCGCGAGCTTGGACATCATTGACGCCGCCGTGGAGGACACGCTGGCGGCGACCACGGCGCTCACCACGGAGGTCTACAACCACGTGGACCAGTTCTTGGCGAGCGACTGCAACGCCAACTTGGTGTCGGTGCCGATCTTGTCCAAAGACGGCGCGGGCTTCTACGTGGCGCCGAGCCGTGGCCTCGTGCGCTCGCTTCAGGCGTACCTGGACGCGCGCAAGGAGGTCACGCAGGTGGTGTCCGTCGTGAGCGGTGCGTTCTTCCTGATCCCAACGGTCATGGAAGTAGAGGTGGGTGTACTGCCTACCTTTAGTGCGTCTGTGACTACGGCGGCGGTCATTGCGGCCATCGACGGGCTGCTCAAGGACAGGGCGTTCGGCAGCTCTCTGTACCGCTCAGACGTGGTGTCCACCTGCCTGGCTGTGCCCGGCGTGGGCTACGTGAACGTGACCCTCCTGGGCTACCAGGACGGGGCTGTGGTGAACCCGAGCCTGCTGGATGTTGAAGGGAACCTGATAATCAACGATAATCGAGTGATTACAAAGGGTTCCGTTGCAGTTACCGCTGTTGCGCTGACGCGCACGTTGACTTCTTGAGGAGCTAGGATGCCGGCGCCTACTCCGCAGCAGCGCATTCGGTACGACCGTGTTCGGGTAGCCGACACGGCGGACGATCAGAAGACGCCTGCGCAGATTGTGACGGGGGCGACGGGCGGCTCGGTCACGCAGGAGGACTTGCAGGAGTTCGTTCTCAGCCAGATCAAGCGGATCATCTGGGGTGACGACCCCGGCAACTGGTACCTCGACTTCGATGGGTTGGGCGTCTATGACCTGCTCACGCTGAGCCAGCTCAACGCGACTCGTCGCGTGGGCATCACGCTCGTGGGCATGATCAATGGCGTGAACTTGGTCTTCGCAACGCCCGAGGTCTTCGTGAACACCGGAGGCGACACGATCGGCGTGTTCTGGAACGGCCAGCGGCTTGTGGAAACCGATGACTACGCGCTTTCGGAGAGTGGTGGGATCGGAACGGGCTATGATACCGTCACGATGCTCGCGGCGCCGAAGGTTGGCGACAAGCTCAACGCCGACTACACAAAGAAGCTCTGACAGGAGTTAGCGATGGCGCGGACCTTCATTCGGCAAGACACGCAGATTCGGAACTCGGAT